AGGAGTTGGTGAAGGTCGCTATGTTGATCTTGTTGTTGACCGTCCTGTAAAATATGCTCGTGATAGTGTAGTAGTTGGAGAAGGACAGATGTGGACCAAGGACAACAGTAACTATCTAAAAGTAAAACGCAAAAATGTACGTGCAATGCCTATTGATCAATATGCTTAACCTTTTGCTTTAATACCTGCCAACATCTGTTTAAGTTTCGTACTCTGTACATCAGCAACTATTTTGCCAGGCTCGTCGGCCACAGTAGCATCATTTGCAGGATCTGACTGTATTGACTTTGCTTTGATTTGATCGTATATCGAACTTGATTGTTTCTTGAACTGTTGATATTCTTCATCATCACCTAGGTCACGTATACGCAAACTTTCTATATCAAACTCCAAGTCTACCTTTTGTCCAACACCTGAACTACTTCGAGTCTTCATAGCCTGTATTTGATATCTACCACGTTCACGCATGGCACGACTTGTAAAGATACCAAACACATTATCAGCAGTATTGATCTTGGATATACCACCTGATATGTGCGAATGATCAAACTCTATTTCTTCTACTGCACTTCTATTCAACTGCGACGCAGTCACAAACAGTATGTTTAATTCTCTTGCTAGGTTACGCAGTTCTTCTGAAACATACTTGTCCTTAACAAATAAATCGTTTGGTGATACTTTAGCACTAACTGGCATAAGCAAATCCAAATAGTCAACACACATGAAGTCTATTTCTTTGCCTTGTTTGATGCTTAGTTCTTTTACAAATGCTCTTATGTCGTTAACTGTGCTCTGTGCAGGCATGTATTTTATTTGCAGTTTTCCTGACTTCTTGCCCATCATCTTAACTTTCATTTCAACAGTTTCAATATCTTTGAACAATTGTTTACTCGGAGTATTTGTTAACATACTATCAATACGCATAGCAGTTAACCCTTCACTAAGTTCAAGTGTGATGTATACTCCGCTTAGTCCTGCTTCCATCCAATTCACTGCTAGGTTTTGCATGAATAAACTTTTACCTGATCCTGATCCACCTGCAAATATCTGTAGTTCGCCTCTGTTGAATCCACCATACAACAATTTGTCTAAGTTTGCCCAACCTGTTGAATTCTGACCATTGTTGTCTTTTAGTGCCGCAAGTCTTGCTCTTGGATCCTCAAAGTAGTCTGTGCCTAAGTCCTTTGTCAAACTTATTTGTACTGCATCCTTAATCAGTTTCTCAACTGGTGAATACTCACCCTTCTCTAACAAATCTGCACTTTTAAGTATTGCACGTTCTAGTTCAGTACGTCTAGTAAATGCTTCAAATTCGTTCAAAAACCAATCTGTATGTCCACTATTTAGATCTGGAATCTCAACAAGTTCAATTCCAGTTACTGCTTTTATCTGAGCTCTGTCTGGAAGTGTTTTGTGTTCATTAGCATGATCATAGATAAACTTTGCAGTTTCTCTCAAATCTCTGTCAAAGTTTTCATCATTATATATGTTTTGTACTCTTAGAAAACTTTGTGCATCATGCATCATCATTTCCAAGAATAATTTTTGTACATCATATGTATATTCTGTCATACTGTCCTCATTAGACGTTTTTTTGCCATTTCAATTTTTATCTTACTACGTTCTGCACATTGATGTATTTGTTGTAGTGTTTCTGCTACACCAAAATGTATGACCGCATCGTTTACATCTTTAATATCTTTGGGCCATTCAGGTATACTGACTTCAAACTTGTGTTCTACTGCGGCATCAATTATACTTAACCCAGCACGGTCCTGATCAGGCACTACTATAATTCTACGTTGTAACTGCTTCAACAACTGTGCTTGATCTTTGCTTATGGTTTCATGCATACATGCCAAGCCAGATATACTTAGTGCATCAAAAATACCTTCAACAACTATTGCACTGGTCCAGTCTGACTTTTGCAAATCATATCCAAAAACATACCCTGGTTGTTGACTGTTTATAAACTTTGGCGTACGATTGTCCAAGTAACGTGATGTGTGGCCTACTATCCTATTCTTGTATGTGTATGGTACTACTATTCTATCTCGTGGACCACGTTTCTTATCAACCAAAAACGGATAGCCAAATACCATGCCACGTTTTTTTAAGTATTCAACATAGTGAAAGTGCTCTCGATTATTTTCATCTATGCGTTCAACACCTGCGGGTATTTCTTGTTCTTCAAAGTCAATCTGCTTTTGTTTTATAGTATTACGTTCAGCAGTTAGATCCAATAAACTTTTACGTTTTAAACTTTCTAAATTGAGCCTTTCGATATCAGTTGCATCAACACCTAGCCATTCGAGCAACTTGCGTGCTTTGTAACCAACATTACGTCCAGCAACAAAACTTGCAGTGAAACCACAGTTGAAACAATGATAACTCCAGTCGTCATCTTGTTGTTTGATTCCTCCACGCAAACGCTTGTCCTGAGATTCACCTTGATGCACACAACATGGTGCATTAAAACTTACCCAACCAGAACTTGTTTGTTTTCGCTTCTGCGGAATGTAACTCAATAGATCAATCATTATGTAATAATAACATAACCTATTGTTTTGTGCAAGTGTTTTGATTACCTATAGGTAATTTGGGTAATTGTGCCGTTGTTGACTTCAACAGTAGGAGTGGCTTCATAACCTTGTCCGCCATTGGTAACAGAAATTTGTGTAACAACATTTCCGCTGATGGTTGCGGTTGCAGTGGCTCCGGTACCCAATCCAGTGATCTCAACGTTTGGCGTGCCTGGACCGTAGTACTCACTGCCACCTGTTGCACTGATCTCAGTTACTACGCCGTTCTGTACAGTGGCACTTCCGGTTGCGGCCACACCATATTGATTGATTTCAAAACGCACCCAGTTGTGTCTTCCTTCGACGTTTACAAATGCTCTCTTGGTTTGATTGGTATAGACTGTTTGACTGCCAATGTCATACCAGTCTGGACCAATTTGAGTATCACTTCCTTGTGCTTTTACATTGCCTGAAAAATTGTCAAAGTCAAACTGGAATGTCGTGAGTGTGTTGTTTGCAGTATATGCCATACTGGTATATCTTCTATCGCCAGATTCAGTTTTAATTCCATAATCATCTGGCTTGGGTATTTCTAGTAACTGGCTTTCAACAAAATTAGGATATACACTATCTACAATTTCAACTTGTCCACGTCCTGCACTGTATGCATCTGTAAACACTGCTTCATAGAGATTGCCACTGGCACGTTCTAAACTCCAGGTTGCAGTCTGTTCCTCAATGAGGTCAAGTTCTTCACTGGTAAGTGTTACTTTGGCTCTTCCATATGCCGCACTTAAGGTTTCTAAATCTTTGGCTATTAATTGTTCATCACCATCAGTTGACATCATTCTATATGTAATTGTACTACCAGAAATGTTTACCGGCTTTTGATCTTGGTTTACAAATTCAAATAATATGACATTATCAACGCCTCGATTCACTTTCAATTTTTTTGCATACACTGGTTGCCATCTCCTTTGAAAGTACGCACCACTCGTATCAGGTAATAACACCTGCTGCTTCTGCTGATATAAATATACGGGTGTAGAATACATTAATTAACTCCAATTATAAGGTATTTATGGGCGTAGAGCTATTCGAAAAGATTGCAGAACGATATCCATTTATTACTTTCTGTACATATGCAGGAAATGAATACGTTGGTGTAATACAAAACCGTGACGATCAAATTACCACTATTTACGATTTTGGCGGTATCGTTGAAGATCATATAAAACGTGATTTTTTAGAACTAGCCAATCAATGGTGGTGGGAATCTAACCGCAGTATTCCAATCAATATATTTCTCAAACAAGATTGGGAAAAATTTCGACCTTATTTAAAAACTTTTATAAACAAAGATTTACGAATTTTGCTTGGTCCGAGTACAAGCCTAGCAGAACTAAGCCGTAAAAAAATAAAAAGAAGAAGTATTACTCTGGTTCGCAGAGTAGATTAATGTGCAGTGCAACAAGACGTGCATAACTGATTGCATGTGATTTTTTAAATACAAAACCAGCACTATTATCTCCATCCCACACAGTAGCAAATACATCAGGCCAACTCTTGTGTTGTAGGTGAGCTTTACCTGGACGTATTATACTGATAAATGCTGCCATGCGTTGTATGTTGTCTGGTTTCATTGCAACTATTAGGTCATGATAGTTTCCAATATGCACTATCTGTTCACAAAAATTTTTGTCTTGTAGACGTGTCCAGTCTGTTTGTTTGGCCAACATAGCATCGTAGTGTGCTTGGTCACGTATCAGTGTGTATACACTTTGATTAAGTAAATCTAATTTGAAGTATCCACGTTGTTCTGCATACTCATAATCTATGCTTGCACAACCGTTTATTGCATCATATGGTACAGGCGTAACATACACACCACTGTTGTGTTTTTTTCCTTCGGCGTTCATTCTTGCCGGTGTACATTGAATTAAATCAATTATCTGTTGCCTATCAGCAAAATCTATGTCAACATCAGCACTCATTTACTAATATAGTGTCCTATGTTAGCAAATTCAGCAATCGCAAATACTATTGCGGCCATAACTAAATCGCCAGTAAACAATGCATAGCATCCGCCGATACGTATTGCACTTTTTATCAGCAACATATAGAATTGTGGATCTTTAGATTTTTTTACTTTTTCCATTTGTTGAATTTTTGGTCTAGTTAATCCCATTTTCTTCTCCTCTGCAGGTAATGTAAAACTTATTTTTTCTGTATAAAAAGGCACGTTACCATCCTGCCTGTTTAAGTATTTCTTCGCAGTATGCCTGATCTGCTGGATAATCACGAAACTTCTTTTGCCAAAAATCTGGATCAATCCAAGGCCATACAATTTTTGTTTGATCAGGATTCATATCTGCAAGGTATGCTTGTCCTGATTCACAGTTAAACACCAACCAAGGTGATATGCGTCCTGTACTTATTGCAAATGCAACTGCATTGTCATTTCCATAACGCAAAAAGTCATGTGCTGGATGTCCAGTACGTTCACTCCACTTTATACTATATTCAATGCCACGTTCAAGTGCATCTGTTAGAGCTTCACGTTTTATATATTCATGCAGATATTCGTCATATACTGCTTCTTTGCACCAATGATCAAGTTTTTTGTTTTGTTTGATTACCCATTCAACAAACTTGGGCACGTTGATAGCATTGATTGCAACACAATGTCTACCAAACTTTACAAATGCTTTGTAATAAGGTGATGTAGCAAAGTCACCGTAGGTTTTAAGTTTTGCACTACCTTGTGTCATAGTGTAAAACTTCAAGTAAGTTTGCAAACCAATTTGTACACCAACTTCTTTTTCTTCTTGAAATCTGCGTTTCTGTTCGCAGAGATGTACTGCTAGTGTGCTTTCTTTTCTAAATTCACGTTCACAGTACTTGCATCGATAGGTTTCACTTTTTGTCTGCGACTCCACTGTCACGCATGTATTCCTTTAGTTCTTTGTTTGTTATAAGTTTGCTGAGCATATCTATTTCATCTGCTTTCATAGCAGGAAACAGTTCCATCAATATTTTCTTTCCTTCGTTGTTGCCTTTTTCTTTTTTCTTTGGTGGTATCCATGTATGTCTATAGTTGCCCATATCTGGCGAAATAGCAGTAGCACAAAGCCATTGTAGCTTAGGATGTCGATTAATGTCAAAGAAATGTTTGTTCAATCTTTGATTACAGGCTATCAAATAGTATTCTTGAAGTTCACTAGGACCTTGCACACTTGATCCCCAACGTATCATAAGAAAGTTGGAAAACTTTTTGCGTTCTTCATCTGTCAGACTATCGTAAAAGTCTCTGCTTTTACTGTCAAGACACCGCATCTCATTTGCTATGTTTAGTTTTTCGCTCATTGTGTTTTTTCCATATCTTGTGCAGTATGTAAAACCAAAATCCGTTGATACAAGGTTCAACTAACGCAACTGCACCTGCTTCCCATAAACTTGAACCAGTCATCCAGTAAACAACATTCATTGCTATTATAACATGACCAACAGTATAAATCAATGCTAATGCAATACTATCATCTACTTTTTCTTTTACAACAGTAAATATACCTCTAGTAAATTCCATACGATCACCATGCTTTGTTATAGTCTACAATTTCGCAGTTACGACTGATGTCTTTTACAAAATAAACACATCTTGGATTGTCTTTGCTTTCAACTGGAACTGCTAACATCTGTCCATTTTTTAGTTTTGGTACATACCATGTTACATCTTGATACACGTCTACTATTTCTATATCCATGTAAGTTGGTGTAAAACTTGTGTGTGGGTTGAATTGGAAAGTTTTAAAACCTCTATCATTGATACTGGTTAATGGTAACATCTCAAGATCACCAACTTCTGGTTCGCCGATTAATACCTGCCAGTCAATTGGCATTTTCATTGTAGTATCACCAATACGCAATACCAATGCAGGCGAGTTAAATGTTTCTAAAAATATCAATGGAATATAAATGTGATCAGGATTGGTTGGATCACTATTATCAAAAATAGCAAAACGTAGGTCATCTATTTCTTCAGGCAATACATCTAATTCATAGACAGTATTTTCTAGTGTCAGTATTCTCATAATTTCTCCGATTATTTTATCTTGTGTCTTTTCATTATTACACCATATTCAAAAAACTCTTGTCGGACTATTTCAAATCCTTGTGCCAAAAGCCAAATAACATTTGCTCCACATTTTCCTACCCAGCAGTCATTCAAGGTATGAGTATCATCAAACACAACTACTGCATCTTCAGCAAGATAAGGAAATAAAGCAATCATTTGTTTCATGTGTTCTACCTGGCAGTTTTGATTTGTCATTGGCATGCCTACTTCTTCTTGGTAAATCTTGCGTTGGATTATATCATGTTTACTAAGATTAAGATCGATATTCCAAATATAATCAAAGTTGTCTAGATACACACAACTAATTTTTTTATTAAGTTTTGGTAATTGATCCCTACACCAATCACTTCCCCACCCAATATGCCATATTGCTGGTATATTTGGTAAACGTCTTTGAGCTTCATCAATTATATCTACAGTGTGCATTTCGGCATCATACTTTTGTGCTAACATCGAAAAGTATTCTGTACTACCTTCGTGTCGATCACTTCCAATTTCTAAAAACATTGTGTTTTTTGTTTTGCCTAAGTACTGTTCCGTATGTTTAAATGCGTCGCCCATTAGTTCCACTCTAACTTTTCTACACTGTACGGATAATTGGCTTCTCTATAGAATGCTTTACGTTTGGTTAGATGTCTTTTTGCAAATCTGCAAGTTGATGTTATGTCCCAGATTTGGACATGGTCTTTGTCTTCAGCTTTTCGGATTCCACGTCCAATACTTTGGATAACCCTAACAAAAGACTTACCAGGCTCAATAAGCACAAGATTAAAAATACGAGGAATGTTAATCCCCACCGCCGCCACCCCGTAGGTCGCGATAATAATCTTTCCTGTAGCAGTTGATACCTCGTCATATTCATCCTGTCTTGCTTTAGCTTTAGTTGCACCACTAACAAATACAGATTCATCACCTAATCTGTTTAATAGTTCTGTACCTGCACTGATTCTATCAACTAATACCAGTGTGTTACCCGTTTTATTTACTTCAATAATCAAGCCTGCCATGGCATCAAGTCTACCTTTTTCTTCAAAAAGATACTTTAATTCGCTTTGATAGTTTGTAAATTCGGCATGGTCAACTAACTGTACAACATTAACATGACAGTTAGCAAGTACACCTTTTTCCTGTAGTTCACTTGCGGCCAGTTGATTTATTACAGGACCTAAACTACAATGCAGTGCTTGAAATTCGTATGGCTCTTTGGGCACTGTTCCTGTTAGACCCCAACGCAATGGTACTTTAGACATTACACCAGTTAGCAGTGTTTTCAGTGCATCTGCTTTTGCCATGTGTACTTCGTCAACTATTACACAAACTACATCTTCTAAAAACTCATGTATTGTAATATCAACTGTTTGATTCTTTGTATTCTTCAGTAATACATTTAGACTTTGCCATGTGCATATTGTATGTTTGTGGCCAAACTCTTTTCTGTCTCCGTAAAACACTCCAACATCAAGTTGCATGTTTGCATAGTCTGCTTCGGTTTGTGTTACCAAACTTTTGTTAGGAACTATTACAATACTACGTCCATAGTTTTCTACTCGTTCACTTAAACTA